ACAAGAAGATTTGGTTACCGGCTTTCGTGAAGGTAAAGATGTGTATAAGAAAATGGCATCTGCTATATACAGCAAGCCCGAAGATCAGATAACGAAGGACGAGCGGTTTGTAGGTAAGACTACAATTCTTGGCGCAGGATACGGCATGGGTGCGATCAAGTTTCAGATGCAGCTTAAGACGTTTGGGTTTGACATTGAATTGGATGAGGCCCGGCGGATCATAGATATTTACCGTACAACAAACTATGACATAGTTCAGTTATGGCAGCAGGCCCACAACTCAATCGCCGCTATGTCGAGGGGTGAGGTCGCACCGATTGGTCGCAACGGGGTGTTAAAAGTTTATGATAAATCCCCCGCCATTATGTTACCATCGGGACTACTAATGCGGTATGATGGACTACGCTTTGAACAAGGCGAGAAGGGCATGGAGTATAGCTATAAGACTCGTCGAGGATACACACGTATCTACGGCGGAAAGGTCATTGAGAACGTATGTCAGGCAATAGCAAGGTGTATCATCGGGGAGCAAATGCTGCGTATTGCTACACGATACAAGGTTGTTCTTACAGTACATGATGCTATTGCGTGTGTCGTACCAGAAGATCAGGCGCAAGAAGCGGTTGCGTTTGTCGAAGAAAGTATGAGGTGGGTTCCTGATTGGGCAACGGGATTACCGGTTAACTGTGAATCAGGATTTGGGAAGAGCTACGGAGATTGTTAATGTCATCACCCGCATGGTCGTTTAGTGGGATCAAATCGTTTGAGTCATGTCCTAAGAAGTTCTATCACTTAAAGGTAGTGAAGGACTATTCGGAACCCCCCACGACTGCGACTATGTACGGTACTGAGTTTCACTTAGCTGCGGAACTTTATATACGTGACAATACCCCCCTCCCCCCACAATTTAATTTTGCGATGCCAGTGCTTGAGAAATTGAAGAGCATGGAAGGCGAGAAGCTTTGCGAATACGAGATGGGGCTGACGGAGAACTTAGAGCCGTGCGGTTTTAAAGATTCGAAGGTGTGGTGGCGTGGTATTGCAGACTTAGTAATCATCAACGGCACTCGTGCCAAGGTACTGGACTACAAGACCGGAAAGAACGCGAAGTACGCAGACAAGGGGCAGTTAGAACTAATGGCGTTGGCGATGTTTAAACACTTCCCTCTTGTCGAGCAGGTTGATGCAGGGTTACTATTTGTAGTATCTAAAGACTTTATTACGGCGAAGTACACCCTAGCTGACGTACCTGCGTTGTGGGAGAAGTGGCTTAAGGCGTACAACCAATTAAAGGCATCATACGCAAGTAACGTATGGAACCCCCGCCCAAGCGGACTATGCCGAAAGCACTGCGCAGTAACGGAGTGCGCACATAACGGAAGGAATACATAATGCCTTACACTAAATCACCAAGACCGTACAAAGAAGAATACAAGAAGCAGGTTGCTAGAGGTGAGCATCCTGATCGCATGGAGCGGCAACGTGCCCGACGTGAATATGATGCGAAAGGTATTGACCGCAAGGGTAAAGACATAGATCATATCAAGATGCTCAGTAAAGGCGGCAGTAACGCAGACGGTACTCGCCTAGTATCACCAAGTAAGAATCGCGCACGGAACGGACAGACCAAGAAGAAGTAATGTATATACGTATGTATATACGGGTATCTACACGTATAAGGATGAAGCAGGTCTTTATACGTGTGGGTATCAGGTGTTAGCTACCTGATTTAAAGGCAACGGGGCGAAAAAAGTACCTTGGCAGGCACTAGCACTCTCCCTGAAGTGTTTTAATGTTTAGTGAAAATGCTGCTTTATGCAAGCCCACAAGCTATAACAAGTACAGCCATGCACACCGTGTTTGGCTGGTTCGCTATCGGAGAACAAGTTGGAAATTGTAGATAACAAAGCGTTGCTACTAACCTTGCGTAACCCGCAGCGAATAACAACCGTCATACCTAACAGCAAAGAACTCGGGGGAGGAAAAGTTTTGGTCAAGTGGGGATTAGATGAAGCACAAGTGCTTAAGAACTTAAAGGTACGGGGAGTACCAAGTCCGATATTAGGACAATACGATTGGCCCGGACAGCACAAACCGTTTGAACACCAACGTGTTACAGCAGCGTTTCTTACCTTGCATCGCCGTGCGTTTTGCTTTAACGAGCAAGGTACAGGCAAGACCGGAAGTGCTATCTGGGCGGCTGACTTCTTAATAAAGCAGAAAAAGATTCGTCGTGTGTTGGTGATATGCCCGTTGTCGATCATGGACATCGCATGGAGAGCGGACTTGTTTAAGTTTGCCATGCACCGCTCGGTTGACATCGCATACGGTGCTGCGCCAAAGCGCCGCCAGATTATTAATGGAGATGCAGAGTTTGTCATCATTAACTATGACGGTGTTGAAATCGTACAGGAAGATATTAAGAAGGCAGGGTTTGACCTAATTATCGTGGACGAGGCATCGGCGTATAAGAACCCACAGGCTAAGCGATGGAAGGTGCTAAACAACTTACTTACACCGGACACATGGTTGTGGATGATGACGGGTACACCCGCTGCACAGTCGCCGCTCGACGCATACGGCATAGCAAAACTTGTTAACCCATCAGGCATCCCTAAGTTCTTCTCGACGTTTCGGGACATGGTGATGGTCAAGGTATCGACGTTTCGATACATACCAAAGGAGAATGCTACAAAAGTAGTATTCGATACACTACAACCGGCTATTAGATTTACCAAAGAAGAGTGTCTGGACTTACCGGAGATGACTTACGTTAAGCGTATGGTCGAGCTTACCAAGCAGCAACAAAAGTATTACAACATGCTCAAGAGTCGTATGTTGATCGAAGCCGCAGGAGAAGCAATTACATCGGTCAATGCGGCTATCAATATGAACAAGCTACTACAAATTGCTTGCGGGGCTGTGTACTCAGATACCGGTGAGACGATTGAGTTTGATATTAAGAATCGGTATAGCGTACTGAAGGAAGTTATTGACGAGGCAAGCCAGAAGGTTTTGGTGTTCGTACCGTTCAAACACGTTATTCATATTCTTGCGGACAAACTAAAGGCAGACGGGATAGAAGCGGAAATCATTAATGGGGATGTGCCAGTAGCACGGCGTACGGAGATATTCAAGAGGTTTCAAGAGACCGATTCCCCAAGGGTGCTGATTATTCAACCCCAAGCTGCGGCGCATGGTGTGACGTTAACTGCTGCAAATACCGTAGTTTGGTGGGGGCCAGTATCATCTCTTGAGACATACGCTCAGGCAAATGCACGAGTACATCGTTCGGGGCAGCGACACCCAAGTACAGTAGTTCAGCTACAAGGTTCCCCCGTGGAACGTCATGTTTATAAGCTTTTAGACAACAAAATAGACGTTCACACAAAAATAGTTGACCTTTATAAAGAAATACTAGAATAATCGACAAAAAGGTAGTATAATTAAAATGTCATCACTTAGGAGAGTTAAAATGACAACCGATATTTCAGTGGAGAAGTTAGTTAAGGTGTACATCAAAATGCGCGACAAGCACACAGAGATGTCACGAGAGTACCAAGAGCAAGAGAAGCTGCTCAAGGGCAAGATGGCAAAGATCAAGGAAGCACTACTTGACCATTGCAAGGAACACAATGTTGACAGTGTTCGTACGGGGGAGGGTTTGTTCTTCCGTACAGTTAGGCAGAACTACTGGACGAGCGATTGGGAATCTATGGGCAAGTTTGTCGTAGAACACAACGCTCCAGAGTTGTTAGAGAAGCGGCTGCATCAAGGCAACATCAAGCAGTTTTTAGAAGAGAACCCAACCTTGCTACCACCGGGAATTAATGTGGACAGCGAATATTCAGTAACTATCAGGAGGAAGTAATGCAAGATGCTCAGTACGTACCCATCGAAGATGTAGGAAAGAAGCTTTCAGTATCACTATCAACCGTGCGTTCTTGGCTACGCCAAGGGTTTATCCCTAAGAGTACGTACATTAAAGTTGGCAACACTTATCGGTTTGACGTTGATGCAGTGGTAAAGGCGTTGACTGCTCAACCCGATGATGAAGTAGTAGCTAAAGAAGCAGTTTCCAAATCGGGCAAAGAGATAGTAGAATCTCCAGTCCGGCTTGAGTTGAATTTTAACCCCGATGAAGACCTGTAAGGAGAATTACAAATGTCATCAATGACACTATTTGGCGGTAAGAAGTCTGATCTACTTAGCGGAATCGAAGATAACCTAACCAACACTCTCGCAGGGAATGGCGGTGCGCAAGGTAATCGTCGTATCTCAATTAAGGGTGGCGTGTTTCGTGAAACGATTGGCGGTAAAGAATATCGTGTAAGCGAAGAGCGAGCAATGAATGTTGTGCTTGTTAACGCAGCACCCATCAGCCGTATGTACTATGCCGGAAGCTATGTGGAAGGCGAGACAGTTAAGCCGATGTGCTGGTCATCAAATACACAAACACCTGATGCGTCAGTACCACAGGATAACCGGCAAGCGCAGCGCTGTATGGACTGCAAACAGAACATCAAAGGTTCTGGTCAAGGTGAAGGTCGTGCTTGCCGGTTCCAACAGCGTGTT